AGAGGATAATGATACACAAGGATTTTTAAATCTAGAAACTTCATTTAAATTTAAGGCAGAGGACAACACAGTATCAACGACAGATGGTCTGACAATTACTGGTGCGGCAGAAATACCAAATATAAGAACACATACAAACTTTGATGCTGGTGCATCACAAGACATTAAAGATTTAGGGAGTTCAACTGGAACAGTAGTTTTAGATTTGAATGAAAATGCTAACTTTCAAATTACTTTAACTGGTAATCTAACTTTAGCAAATCCAACATCACTTACTGCCGGAACAAGTGGTAGTATATTTTTAATACAAGATGGGACTGGAAGTAGAACAGCTACTTTTGGTAGTTCTTTTGATTTCATAGGTGGCACTGCACCGACATTAACAACAGCAGCAAGTTCAGTGGACAGACTTGACTATATAGTGTTAGATGCTAGTAATATACACGCAGTCGCCACACTTGCGTATTCATAGGAGAGATAGATGGCTTGGGTCATAGTAGAAGATGGTGCAGTAGTTAGAGAATTTAGTAGACCTACTGCCTTCACATATAAGGATTTACAATATCCTCGCAACTGGATACAAAATGCCACTGATGCAGAAAAATCTGCTATTGGTTTGGTAGAAGTTACAATATCTGGTTCACAAAAAAATAGTGCTTACTACACTAATAACTTAGGTAATCTTGTAGTTGCAGGCGATGGCAGTGTTTCTAGAACTTGGACAAATACTGCAAGAACACTATCAACTGTAAAATCAAAAAAAATTCAAGAGGCAAAAGATATTTCAAACACTGAACTTTCATACACAGATTGGTATGTTATTCGTAAAACAGAGACAAATGTTGCAACACCAGATGAAATTACTGCATATAGAACTGCTGTAAGAACTTGTTATGGTAATCTTAAAACTGCAATTAATGCCGCATCAGATGTAGATGGAGTTGCAGCTTTGTACGAAAATACTGCTGGTGCTTCTAGCACTGAAAAGACAGTAAATCCATCAAGTGCAGTAAACACAACGTCAAACACAATTACAATAAGTGGACATGGATTTGTCGATGATGAACAAGTTTCTTATGATGCTGGAAGGACTGACGATAGTGATAATACTGCGATAGGTGGATTAGTCAGTGGAAAAGCATATTATGTTTTTGGTAAAACAACAAATACGTTTAAACTATCTGAATCACACAGTTCTTGTGGGGATGCAGCTGCAGTAAGTTTAAGTTCTGGTGCAACAGGAACTAATCATACTTTTGCATCATCTGGTATTCCAGGCAAAGGTGTTGTGTGGCCTAGACAAGAGATGTCAAAGTATGATGGTGCTTAAGGGGTAAGACATGAGTAATGCAAGAAATCTGGCAAATCTATTAGGGACAGGTACAACCATTGCGTCTGCAAATATTGCTGATGATGCGATTACTAATGCAAAAATACTGGATGATGCTGTCACTGGTGCAAAGATTGAGAATAATCCAACGATTGCTGGAAATCTTACCATAGCAGGGACAACCACTGCTCAAGGAGAAACAGCAGGGTTTGTATCTTTTGATAAAGTAAAACTAAATGCAACAGATGGTTCTGCAACTGATGCTGGAGATAATCTAATTCTAAATGGAACAGATGCCACTAGTGCAAATGCAGATAGTAGTATACTGTTTGAGGGTGCAGAATCAGATGCAGCTGCTCTTCTTTCATCTGATCAAATTAGAATAGGTCATGCCACAAGTTTAATATCATTAGGTAATATTATGCATGATGGTGCTCTCAAACAGGGAGCAATCTTGCCATCAAATACTGGTGGGACTGCGTTTGATTTTACTGGATTTCCATCAACTACAAGTGTGATTTATGTAGTGATGGATGAACAAGATTGGAGCAATACTGGTTGGCACGTTATACAATTAGGAACTGTTAATGGACTCCAAACGACTGGATATGACTCTGCTGTAGCATACCCTGGCACTGGTAATAGTTACTATGCAAACTCAGCTGCAGATAATAATGGTATAAAGTATTGTTATGTTGCTAATAATGAACACGCAGTAATTGCCTCAATTTGGAGAGCTAATCATTCTGGAACTCGTTGGGTGGGACAAACAATGTCACACAACCAAGAAGATAATGCTTCATATTCATGTCACTCTATTTGTGATGTCCAGTTATCTGGTGCTGAACCACTAGACAGAATTAGAGTAATCAGCACAGATAGTAGAACATCGTCTGGTAAAGGCAACATAACAGTATATTTTATGTAAGGGAAAAAAATGGCCACTAAAATAGTAACAAATGTAATGACAGGTGAAACTTGGCAAGAGGAGTTAACCACTGAAGAGATGGCATGGCAACCAAGTGATTCTCAAATTGCAGCTTCAGATTTAGAATACTTGAGGATGATAAGAAATAGTAAATTACAAATATGTGATTGGACACAAGGTTCAGATAGTCCACTTTCTAGTGATAAGAAAACAGAGTGGGCAAACTATCGCACCAGTTTAAGGGATATAACTAACACTTATAAAAGTGTAAATGCTAATGGGTTTTCTTGGCCAACTGAACCAAGTTAAGGAGAGATAGATGGCATTAAGTACAATAGGAACAAATTCAGTCGCAGATAGTGCTGTTACAAGTTCAAAAATCAGTGACGGAACTATTGCAACTGGGGATATTGCTAATGACGCAATAACAGGTGCGAAAGTTGCAGATCTAGATGCTTTAACTGTTTCTGGAGATCTGACTATACAAGGTACAACTACAGCTTCGGGTACAACAGTGGGGTTTGTTTCTTTTGATAAGTTATTATTAGATGGGACAGATGGTTCTGCAACTGATGCTGGGGACAATTTAATTTTAAACGGAACGGATGCTACCAGTGCAAACGCAGATAGTAGTGTATTATTTGATGATGCCACTGGAGATCCAAACTTTGTATCATCTGGTCAATCTGCAAACATTTTACAAATTGTGCATACTCTTTATGATGATGAAGAGAGTATAGCTGGACAAGCTAACACTATTAAAGCTAGTGGTTTAATCGGGACTATTACACCAACATCTGCTACAAGTAAAATTTTAATTCAATATGGCATAACCACAGCTACCAATAACACTGGTGCTGCTTATGGGGAACATCATACTGTACAACACGATATAGGTCAAACAGGGAGTTATACTACTTTGACTGATAGATATTATGGAGCAAGATCTGGACAGTACAGCAATTATCAGATGGTCACTTTTGGTGGACATCTTTTACATGAGCCTCAAACAACGAGTGCAATAAACTACAATGTATATTTTCATTATACTGCTAACTGGGATTATACCAAGTATGTTAATAGAGGTGGTTCAAGTGAGACTGGTGTAGATGGACAAAGTTATATGACATTAATGGAGATAGCAGGATGAAACACGATGCAATACTAGCACTTAATTCATCTATCGTAAGAGTTGTCACTAAAAGGGCAACAGGACAAACTTTTGCTTATGATGAGAATGGCAATGAAGTATCTTGGGATGCAGATGCGGTTGCAACAAAAGAAGCAGAGTTAATTGCTGCACTTAAACTTGAAGATTTAAGAGTTGAACGTAATCGTCTAATTGCTGAAACTGATTGGTGGGATATGTCAGATACGGCAACAATGACAGATGCACAAAAAACGTATCGTCAATCATTAAGAGATATTACTAAAACATACAAGTCAATGGATGATGCTGGTTTTAGTTGGCCGACTAAACCAAGTTAAGGGGGAATAGATGGCAATACCATCTTCAAGAACTACATTTAAGGAGTATTGTTTACGAAACCTTGGTAAAGGTGTCATAGACATTAATGTTTCTGACGATCAGGCAGAGGACAGGATTGACGAAGCATTACAATATTTCGCACAATACCACTATGATGGTGTTGAAAAAATGTATCTTAAATATCAGATTACGCAGGCAGATGTGGATAGGGCTGCAAGCAATGATACCACGACTGCAACAGACGTAAGAGATGGTTCGGTGACTGCATCATTCACTGAAGGTAGAGGTTTTATTCCTATGCCTCAAGCAGTTGTTTCTGTTCTAAGTATATTTCCATTTGATGACTCGGCAACAAACAATATGTTTGATATAAGATATCAACTAAGACTAAATGACTTGTATGATTTTTCATCTACCAGTGTTATTCATTACGAAATGACTATGCAACATCTGGACTACTTGTCACACATACTTGTGGGTGAAAAACCCATTCGATTTAATCAGCACCAAAATCGTCTATACATAGACATGGATTTTGAAAATGATATCAGTGTCGATGATTTCTTAATTATAGAGTGTTACAGAAAACTTGATCCAGAAACATATACAGATATCTATGATGATATCTATCTAAAAAGATATGCGACTGCACTTATCAAAAGACAGTGGGGTGCGAACCTTTC